GTTGAGTTGTTGTTGTTGACTTGTAAACAGTTGGATAGGCAAGTTGTTTTGGAACGACAGTTTGTTGAGCGACCTGATGATTATCATGTGCATCGCCAGTTGCTTGACCTTGAGGCGGCTATTGTTTCTAATCTTGGCAAGTTGGGTTTGACTGTTGATGCTCGTTCCAAGTTGGGTTTGGCTGAGATAAAAGCGGAATCTAAACTTGAGGCTTTGAAGCGCCGACAAGTTGAGCGCGAAGTTGTGCAGGTGGTTGAGGTTGTTGCAGAGTAAGGCTTGGCCGCCTGCTTGGGTTACGCCTATTGATATAAGTTTTGGTTCGCGTGGCGCTGATGCTGTGGACTTTATCAATACTTTTGTGACGCTAACTAAGGATTCGATTGCCGGCAATGCTGGTGAGCCTATAAAGTTGCGACCTTGGCAAGAGCAAATGTTGTTTGAGACTTTGGCTTTAGATGAGCAAGGGCTGTATAAGCATCGAACTGCTTTGTGGGGTATGGGTCGCAAAAATGGTAAGTCGGCTTTGATTACTGGTTTGGGGTTGTATTTTCTTTTTCAAGGCGATCAGGGTGGCGAGGTTTATTCTTGTGCAGCTGAAAAAGAGCAGGCTCGTATTACTTTTGGTGATGCCAGCAAAATTATTGAGCGTGAACCTGAGTTGGCGGCGATGTGCAAGGTTTATCGGGATGCAATTGAAGTGCCTGGCACTGGTTCGGTTTGGCGTGTTTTGTCTGCTGAGGCGTATTCAAAAGAGGGTTTAAATGCTAGTGCCGTGATTTTTGATGAAGTGCATGCTTTGCAAACTCGCGCTATGTGGGATGTTATGCAGTTATCTATGGCTTCGCGTAAACAGCCGATTATGTTGGCGACTACTACTTGTGGCGCTAAATATGATGCGACTGGGCAGGATTCGACTGCTTATCAGTTGTATCAATATGGTCAAAAGGTTGCTCGCGGTGAGGTTGATGATCCTAGTTTTTATATGGCTTGGTGGGAAGCGCCTTTGGATGCTGACCACAAACTTGAGTCGAGTTGGGTTGCTGCTAATCCTGGCTTTGGTGATTTGAATTCGCAAGTTGATTTCGAGAGCATGGTTCGCCGGACACCTGAAGCCGAGTTTAGAACGAAACGTTGTAATCAGTGGGTTTCGGGGCAGACTGCTTGGTTGCCTGCTGGTTCGTGGGATGTTTTGCAAGGCGATTATATGCTTAGCCCTGATGATGAATATGTTTTGGGTTTTGATGGTTCGTTTAGCGGTGATACTTCGGTTATTGTGGGCGCAACTATCCCTAAGACTACTGATGATAAGTCGCATTTGTTTTTGGTGAAGGCTTGGGAAAAGCAACCGGAGGATTATGACGATTGGCGCGTGGATACGTTGGATGTTGAGCAAGCCATCATTGCTTTTTGTCAACAATTTCCTAAAGTGAAAGAGATTGCGTGTGACCCGTTTAGGTGGCAGCGATCTATGGCAATTCTTGAGGATTTAGGCTTACCTATTGTTGAATATCCATCAACTTCAGCTAGGCGCATGGTTATGTCTTGTGCAAAGTTTTTTGATGCGGTTACTGAGTCGCGTTTGACTCATGATGGCGACCCTTTGCTTGCCCGCCATTTAGATAATTGTGTGGTCAAAAACGATAATTTGGGGGTTCGTATTGTGAAAGAGAATCGGGCTTCGCCACGCAAGATTGATGCTGCTGTGGCTAGTGTTATCGCCTATGACCGCGCGACTACTAAACTTGAACAAGAACCACAAGCTGAGTTTTTTATTTTCTAAGGGTTGAATTTGATTGCAACGATAATGCAGGCGACTGGGGTTGCTTTGGTTGCTGTGGGTTTGGGTTTGATTTGGTTGCCTTTGGGCATTATTGCGGCTGGTGCTGGCTTAGTTTTGTTTGGTTTGGCTTTGGAGAGAAGTAACTGATGTTAAGTCGAGTTTTGCCAGGTGCAGAGAATCGTGCGATTTCGTTTCAAACTATTTGGGGTGCAGGCGACCTAACGAGTTTTGAGACTCAGGCTGGTTCATTTATTGACTATACGACTGCGCTCACTATCAATTCGGTTTGGGCTTGTGTTTCTTTGATTGCTGACACTATTTCGGCTTTGCCTGTCGATACTTTTATTCGCAAAGATGGCATTGCTTACCCTTATCGGCCTCGACCTGCTTGGGTTGCCCGACCTGATGCCATGATCAATGCGAATAGTTTTTGGCAACAAACAATGATTAGTTTGCTGCTTGATGGTAATGCTTTTATCCGTATTTTTCGTGACCCGATTACAGGCCAAATTTTGTCGATGATGGTTTTGAACCCGATGAAGGTCACTGTTTCTCGTAAGGCTAATGGAACTAAGCGTTATACCTTTACGGGCGAGGATGGCAAAGATTTGTCGAGTGACGACATTTTGCATATTACGGGTTCGATTTTGATGCCTGGCGAGATTCGCGCTAAGTCAACTGTTGATACTTTGAAAGAGAATTTGGGCTTGAGCATGTCGCTTGAGTCTTTTGCTGCACGCTTTTTTGGTCAGGGCACGCTCACTCAGGGTGTTATTGAGTATCCTGGCACTTTGTCAGCTGAGCAGGCCGAGAATTTGGCTAAGTCGTTTGACCGTATGCATAAGGGTTATCGCAAGGCACATAAGACAGGTATTTTGTCGGGTGGCGCTACTTTCAAGCCGACTCAGGTTGCTAATGATCAGGCACAAATGATTGATTCGCGCCGTATGGCTGTTGAGGATGTTGCCCGTATGTTTCGTGTCCCAACTAATTTGATTGGTTTGGCTGAGCGTGGTACTCAATCGTATAACAGCAATGAACAAAACGCTATTTCGTTTGTGACTCACACTTTGCGACCTTGGTTAGCAAAACTTGAGGATGCGTTTAGTGCTTTGTTGCCTGAAACGGCTTACATGGCTTTTAGCGTTGATGATTTGTTGCGTGGCGACTATGCGACTCGCATTGAGGGTTATGCCAAGTTATTGCAGAATGGTGTTTTGTCAACTAATGAGGTGCGCCGTAAAGAGAACTTGCGCCCGATTGATGGTGGCGATGTGGTTCGTGTGCCTTTGGCGAATGTCAATATTTCGGCTGCCTCTTTGACTGAGGATGAGTCTAAGGTTGCGATGGCTCAAAAACTTATTGGTCTTGGTTTTGTTCCGGAAGATGTTTTGAAAAGTTTGGGGCTTGACCCGATTGCTCACACTGGTTTGCCGACTGTGCAAATACAGAATCCATCTACTGTGCCTGCCGGCAGTTATACAACTGGGGAATAATGCCTTATTTTATTTCTCAAACAACTAAGGGCTGGGATACTGTCAAAGCTGATGGCAGCGTTTTGGGTGCGCATGCAACTAAAAAAGAGGCTATCGCGCAGATGGTCGCTTTGTCTTTGGCTGAAAAGATGCCTGTTGGTGGCGAGTTGAAGCGTGCTGTCGCTGATGGTTCGTATAGTCCGCCTGCGGATGTGGCTGTTGCTGCTAAAAGGGCTTTGAAGTGGATTGATGAAGGTAAGGCCGGCTCTGGTTTTACTTCTGTTGGTCGCGCTAGGGCTGTTCAGTTGGCTTCTGGTAAAGATGTTTCGGCTGATGTTGTCAATCGCATGATCTCTTATTTCGCTAGACACTCGGTTGATAAGAAGGCTGTGGGTTTCAACGCGAATGAGGATGGTTATCCTTCGCCTGGGCGTGTTGCTTGGGATGCTTGGGGTGGCGATGCTGGTGAAATGTGGGTTAATAGATTGGATTCAAAAATGGCTACTCGCGATGTTGTTGCGCAGGTTGGTATTAGCGACATTGATGACACTTTGTTTGTCAATAATGCTATTCATCAGGATTATTATGATTGGCTTGACCATCAGAATGTGAAACTGTATTTGGTGACTGGTCGTGATGAGTCGCAACGCACTGACACTATGGATCAGTTGGATTCTTATAACATTCAATATCGTGAGTTGATTATGCGACCTGCCAACATTCCGCCTGCTGGCACGAATGATTGGAAAGGTAGTGTTGCTGCTGAACTTATCAAGTCGGGTGAGTCAATCAAGTTTGCTGTAGATAATGACCCTGCTGCGCGTGCAGCTTACAAGAAGGCTGGAGTGCAGGAAGTGCTTGACCCTAAAACTATCAACTATGAATCTAACCGTAATTATGGTGATGATATGCCTGAACCTGTAGCAGTTGAGGCTGTTGAGTCGACTAAACAAGATTTGGCTGATGAGTTGCGTGAGTTGTTGGGCAATGTTGTTTCGGCAAAGTTTTTGGCTCATGGTGCGCATTGGAATGTCAAGGGTGTTTTGTTTTCACAGTTTCATAAGTTTTTTCAAAAAATTTATGAGGATTATGATTCCGCGATTGACCCTCTAGGTGAGAACATTCGCAAACTTGATGTTGATGCGCCTTTTACTTTGCCTCAGTTTGTTGCTGATACTGAGATTGATGCAACTTTTGTTGGTGGCGACCCTGTTCAGTTGTCTTTGGCTATCTATAAGGCTAATGAGATTCTTGTGGGCGACATTGTTGAAACTATGGACACTGCTGACTGTTTGAATCAGCAGGGTATATACAACTTTTTGGCTGACTTGCAAGATCGTTTTGGCAAATGGCATTGGCAATTGGGTGCAACTATTGGCAATGATTTGCGTGATGAGTATGCGGTTGATGTTGAGGAAGTTGATGAAACTCATGTGCCGCCAGTTGCTGAACCTAACATGCCGGCTAAAGACATGGGCGAAACAGATGTGCAGATGGATTCGGTTCGTTTTATTGACCCGACTCAGGTTGCTGTTTTGGCTAAACGCGGTGAGCGTGTAACTAAGGGCATTGAGCGTAGGCAGATTGTTCGTGACCTTGAAATTCGTCAAGAAGGCGATGGCATGACTCTTAGGGGTTATGCAGCAGTTTTCAATTCACCGTCTCAACCGTTGCCGTTTATTGAAACTATTTTGCCTGGCGCATTTAGAGATTCTTTGAATTCGCGTAATGATGTGAAGTTGCTGTGGAATCATGACACTGGCACTGTTTTGGGTTCGACTCGCGCTGGCACACTCAAATTGAGTGAGGATGCTCATGGTTTGTTAGTTGAGGCGCAGTTGCCTGATACTCAAGCTGGCCGTGATGCTGCAACTCTTATTAAGCGCGGCGATGTAAATGCTTTTAGTTTTGGTTTTCGTGTGCCAACTAATGGTGATGAGTGGCCTTCGGCAGATCAGCGTGTTTTGAAGCGTATCAATATTCATGAGGCTAGTTTGGTTGCGTTTCCGGCTTATACGGCAACTGAAGGCACTGCGAGTGTTCGCACTGTAACTGATTTGGCTGACAAGATTGCTAAATTGGCTGAAATTCGTGGTGTGAGCGCCGAGGATTTGACTAACGCGCTTTTGGCTTTAGAGTCGGGCGAGGAGTTGACTGAACAGCAAGGTGAATTGTTGACTGAAACTTTAGGCAAAGTGTTACATAAAGAAGCTGATGTGACTAATCCTGCTGCTGTGCTTGATTTAAAGAAAAAGCAACTTGACCTTTTGATGTCAAAAATTTAGGTTAGTTTTTACTAATGCAGGTCGTTTTGTTCATTTTCCACCTGCCTTTTAGTAAAAAATAAAAAACAAAATAATCCCTTCCCTTATTTGTTTCCCTCTGCCCGACCTTTCACTGGCAGAGGGTTTTTTTATGGCGTGTGTCTGCGCGGGTTATAGGCTTGTTTTGTTGGGTGTGTTTATCCCTCAATTTGGTCAGGTGCGTTTATCGCTGGATCATAAAATCTAATAACCCTTTTTTATGTTCTCGAAAGGAACAACAAACCATGAGCGAATTTATCGCAAAACAGGTTGATGCTAAGGCT